CGTCAAAGCCTGCTGCTTCGCCAGCACCCGCGCCTGCTCAGCGGCCTCCGGCGGCCCGTGGTGGCCCTCTTGCGTTTCCTGTACCGCGGACCGCGGACCTTGGTACGAGTTATCAAGCCGCTCTGGCGCTGTCCTTCTTGGCTGATGAAGCGGAGCGGGAAGACGAGCGTCGGGAGTATGACGAGCGCGAGCCCAGTACGGCTCAGAAGTGGCTGGCCAGTGCAACGCCCAAGGTATCGCCTGAGATGTTGGCAATGCCGTACGCTTCCCCGTTCGGTCCTGAGCCCGAACCGGTGCGCGCGGCTGATGGTGGCTTTATAGCTGTGGGTTATGACACCCCGCCTGCTTATAAGGATGGCGGTTCGGTTTCGGACGAGGAATGGAAGGATGGTCCGCCTCCGCCGGAAGTTCCTCGCGGCCTTAGCGGTGCCATCTTTGGTGCTGCGACGATGGAAGACGCGCCCCGTGGTCCGCGGACCGCGCGTGAGCGTCTGATGCAGATGTACCACTCGGCGCGGGATTTTGTTGAGGATGTGCCCAGGACTCCGTTGGGCATGGCCACAGAAGGTGCGATGTTCCTGGCGGACCGGTACAAGCTGATGCCTCCGGCGCTGCAGGAATTGATGGCGCAAGAGAAGGCGCGCAGGGATTCGTTGCGTGCGCTGCGCCATGCGCGGGGGTATGACGAGGGCGGGGAAGTGGCTGCCCAAGAGATCGTCGCGGACCGCGGACCAAGTGTCAATCAGGGCACGGCGCAGTCCCGGTTGCGGGATTTTAGAAAGTTGGATGAGGAAACGCAGCAGGCCATTATTCAAGCAGATCCACGCAGGGTGACGGCTTTGTATCCTGCACCGGCCAGTGTTTCTTTGCCGTACACGTTGTCCACAATTCCTGGCGCGCGGGCCATGTATGACAAGTCTTTGCAGGACTTGAATTCTGGCATTCGTGGGTATGCGGTGTCGGCGCTGAGAAGCGAAAAGGGTGTGCCGACGCAGGACGTGGTGTTCCTGAAGCCGGGTCGCCCTGCGATGGATGAGTTGCACACGCGGGCGCATGAGGCCGAGCATGTGCTGGCCAAGCGTGGGCTGGGGGATGCGCGCTCCATCAACACAAAGTTTGATGAGTTGATGGGGGATTCCAAAGCGCGGCGCCGGTTTGTCAGTGAGGCGCTGGGGCTGCAGGACTACTTGCGCAACACTTATGGGATCACGAGCGCGTACTTCAATCCAAAACAGCGGGAGTTTCAGGGCCCATTGTTGCCGAACCTGCTGTTTGAGCAGCTCGCTGAGTTGGCTGCGGTGGAGCAGTCGCGGAACACGGATCTGACGAAGGATCCGACGCTGCGCAATACGATCTTCAAGGACAAGAAAGTCCGCGAGGTGTACAACTCGCTGACTGGGTTGCGTCAAACGCGCTTGGATGCGCGGGATTTGAGTCCGTACACGCCGATTCCTGAGAAGCCTGAAGGCGTGATGGGTTTCATCCGCGGCAAGCTGGGTTTTAAGGAAGGCGGTGAGGTCAGCGATGGGCCCACCGCCGAGGAATTGGAGCGTGCGAGCAAGGCTGCGTTCGGTATCGTCCCCAGTTCTGGCAAGGGCCGCAAGGCCGGGCGTCTGACGGAGGCGCTGCAGTCTGGGCAAGCGCAGACGGAAGCGGCCAAGGGCGCGACCTTGTTGCCGCAGAACATCGTCGGTGCTCCGGTGGACATCGCTACTTTGCTGATGCGGCCGCTGGGGTACAACGTCGAGAAGCCTGTCATGGGCAGCGAATGGTTGAAGGAAAAGTCGCGTCAAGCGGGCGTGGCGTTTCCTGAGCCGACCGATCCGACGCTGAGGGCCTTCTACACGGCGGGGGATATCGGTAGCAATCTGGTGAACCCGGCTGGTGCGACGCGGACCGCGGTCAGGGGTGTGGAGAAGACGGGGCAGGCGGCCAAGATGTTGGCGGAGATGGCCACGCGGCCCGTGGAGCGGGATCCCCTTCTCAGTGGCCGCATGGGCTCGCAGCGTGGTGCGGTGCGGCTGCCGGGCGGCAGCTTCATTCAAGAGCGCCGGTTTGTAACTGGCCCGGAAACCAACTATCAGACGGTGGAACAGTACGGCGATCCGGTGTCAGCGTACGTCATGGATAACCTCAGCAATACGTCCGATCCGGTGCTGAATAAGTGGTTCGATCAGAAGATCGCCATGTACTTGCGCCGGGACATTGGCACAGAAAATGACCCGTTTGTAAAAGCTGCGGAAGAGGGGCGCAAATCTCACATTTTCCCACTTGGGGCCCTTACGCCTGCAGACGAGCTATCAAGTCGTGATTGGACGGGGGAAGTGCTTCGGCTGACTCGAAAGGGCGCCGGTTTCCCTGAATCCGGGATGGCCAAGACTCAGCTGGGCAGGATAATGGAGAACTACTCAGACTCGGGCATTTATCCGACAGAAATTCAAGACGTTGCGTCGATGAAAATGGAGATGGTTCCGCCAGGGCTTCGCCGGTTTGTGACCGAAGACCCGTCAATGCCCCTTTATAGCCTACAGCCGGGACTGGGGCATATGGACTTGAGGGGACTAAAAAAATCGATGTTGGAAATGCGTCAGCAGCCCAAGGAGTACAGCGCCTACGGCCAGCCACCAAAAACAGTTCCTGAGCAGTATCGTCTTATGGACGCCGCGTTGGAGGGTCTAACCCCTGCACAGGCATCTGAGCGCGTAGCCCAGTTTGGCGCATGGCGGCAGGAAACGCGCCAGCGCATGGCTTCTAAAGCCTTGTTTGAAGATCCAAGCCTTGACAAGAAAGTTCTTGATGGCGGGTATGTGATGATCAATGCCCCAGATTTGGAGGCGTACCCTCGCATTCGTGAAATTGTTCAGGATGTGGGCTGTGACGGAAATTGGTGTACGCAGCAAGAGCACCATGCTTTGGACTATGGCAGTGGCGAAAACCGCCTGTCGATCTTGTTTGATAGCAAGGCACGGCCCAAGGCGCAACTCACAATCAACCGCGCAGAGCCAAGCATTAAGGATTTCCTCCGGTTTGAAGGGGAACCTGCCGCCGTTCAGGGCATGGACCCCTGGTCCAGTTACTACGAGGATGCCATCTTGAGCTCCCCGGAGTTCCAGCAATGGGCCCGGTCACAGCCCGCAAACATCAGCATTACGGAGATCAAAGGCTTCAATAACGAGACGAAGTTGCAGAAAGAGCCGTACGTCGGCAAGGTTCAGCAGTTTGTCAAGGATATGGACCGCCAGTACGGCTTGATTTCCATCGACAATTTAAAAGGGATCGGCTTAAAGCAGGTAGGCCAATCTGAGGTTGAAAGAATTCTGCGTAATCGCTCGCTTCCAACAGTTGTCAATGAAAAATCTTTGCTCCGCCACGGTCTTCAAGCCATGTTGAGTCCAGCAAACCGCCGTTTGGATATTGGCACGGTGACTGAACTAAAAAACTTGAATGGCGGAACACTTCTGGTGGAAGATGACCCCGTTAAGATTGAATCGCTTGTCCTGCAAGCCTATGAGAATGTTCGTAAGCCGGGCTGGGTGCCTGCAAAGGATTAAGTATGCCTATTGAAAAGAACATCACCGTCGATGAGTTGCCTGTAGGTGACGTTGAAATCGAGATGGAAGAGGCGCTGCCTGATGTGGACATCGAGTTCGATGCCGAAACAGGCGAGGTGGTGATTGGGATTGGCAAGGAAGAGGACGACAAGGTCCCCTTCGACAGCAACCTCGCTGAGGTTGTCGATCCGTCAGTCTTGCAGTCCATGTCCTCGGAGCTCATGGCTCTGTTTGAGGCAGACAAGTCTTCGCGCAAGCAGTGGGAAGACCAGTACGGCAAGGGCTTGAAGCTGCTGGGCTTTTCGTTTGAGGAGCGCACCAAGCCGTTCAAGGGCGCGTGCCCCGTTCAGCATCCCCTGCTGACCGAGAGCGTGGTGCAGTTCCAGGCGCAGGCGCTGAAGGAAATGATGCCCGCGGGTGGCCCTGTGCGTACGCAGGTCCTGGGCAAGGAAACGCGTGAGAAGTTGATGCAGGCCGAGCGCGTGCAGGACTTCATGAACTACCAGATCACCACGGTGATGGAGGAGTACACGCCGGACTTCGACCAGCTCCTGTTCTATGTGGGCTATGGCGGCTCGGCTTTCCGCAAGGTGTACTACTGCGAGGACAAGGGCCGCATGACGAGTGCCCTGATCCTGCCGGAGGACTTGTACATCCCGTACAACGGCTCGAGCGTGATGAGCGAATGCTCCCGGATCACGCACCGCGTGACGATGCCGGTGAATGCCTATCGCCGGGCCGTGGTCCGTGGCCAGTATCTGGATACCGCTCAAGCACAGGCCGTGGCTGAGACAAGCCAGAACATCATCCAGAAGGAGCAGGACCGCGTCGTGGGCATCGTGCCCACGGGTGGCGATGATGAAGAGATCGTGCTGCTGGAGTTCCAGGTTGACTATGACCTGCCGGGCTTCGAGCACAAGGAAGACGGCGAGGCCACGGGCATCAAGCTGCCGTACATCGTGACCATTGATGAGGTCACGAACCACGTGGTGGGGATCCGCCGCAACTGGAAGCAGGGTGACGAGCTCTATCGTCGCTGCCAGTACTACGTGCACTACCTGCTGGTCCAGGGCCCCGGTGCGTATGGCTTGGGCTTCCTGCATCTGGTTGGTGGTTTGAGCAAGACGGCGTCGGCCGCGCTGCAGCAGTTGATCGACGCGGGCACGCTGTCGAACCTGCCTGCTGGCTTCAAGGCCAAGGGCGCGCGGATCATGAACGACGACATGCCGCTGCAGCCAGGGGAGTTCCGGGATATCGATACGGGCGGCGCGGAGATCAATTCGTCGCTGCTGCCGTTGCCGTACAAGGAGCCGAGCCAGACGCTGTTCACGCTGCTGGGCTTCTGCGTGGATGCAGGTCGTCGTCTGTCAAGCATCACCGATATGCAGGTGGGCGACAGCAATCAGAACGCTGCCGTGGGCACCACGATTGCGCTGCTGGAAAAGGGCTCCAGCGTGATGTCGGCCATCCACAAGCGCCTGCACTACGCACAGAAGCTGGAGTTCCAGCTCTTGGCCAAGGGTTTCGCTGAGTACCTGCCGCCCGAGTATCCGTACGACGTTCCTGGCGAGAGCCGCTTCATCAAAGCCAAGGACTTTGATGACCGGATCGATGTGTTGCCGGTGTCGGACCCCAACATTTTCTCGGTGGCGCAACGCATTACCATGGCGCAGACGCAGTTGCAGCTCGCGCAGAGCGCGCCGCAGATGCACAACATGTACGAGGCATATCGCCGGATGTACGAGGCCATCGGTGTGCGGGATATCGATCAGATCCTGAACACGCAGAACGTGGATAAGCCCAAGGATCCGGCCAGTGAGAACTCACAGGCGCTGGATGGCTCGCCGCTCAAGGCTTTCGCTGGCCAGCAGCACGATGCACACATCATGACTCACCTGCTGTTTGGTATGTCGCCTATCGTTGGTGGCATGCCGCAGGTGGCCATGAACCTGCAGAAGCACGTGTTTGATCACATCCGCCTGAAGGCCGAAGAGGCTGTGGAAGCTGAGTTGTTCCAGCAGTACGGCACGGACCCTGAGGGACTGGTGTCGGCGCTGCAGCGCGAGGCGATGGTGGCCCTGAAAGTGGCCCAGTTCTTCCAGGAAGTCAAGCAGATGCAGTCCCAGATGATGGGCGATCAGACCGATCCGCTGGTCAAGCTCAAGGAGCAAGAAATTCAGCAGGCCGGTCAGCGTGATCAGGCCCGGATGGCGATGGATCAGCAGCGTTTGGCCTTCGATCAGCAGAAGGAAAACAACGATATGGCCATCGAGCAAGCGAAATTGGCCCAAAAAGGAGCATCAGATGTCCAAAAAACCCAACAAGTCATCGCCCAAAGTGCCCAAAGACGGTCCCAAGCCCGTTAAAAAGCCTTCGGCCGAGCCAAAAGTGACCTATGTTTATCGCAAAGACGCGTTCAACAAGGTAAAACTGGCTTGAAACTGGTGCTAATATGCACCGCAGCCTTCGGACAGGGGCCTATCTGTCTGCTTCATGGGGATATCCATGCTGGAATTCACAGAAACTCTGCTGCGTGAGATTCGAAAACTGCGTGAGGACACGTATTCGATGATCATTAGCGGCGGTGTTCGCGACATGGAGCAGTACAGGTTCCTAATGGGCCGGTTGGAAGGCTACAAGTTCGTGGAAGAGGCGGTTCAGGCTCTTCTGCGCAAGGCCGATGACTAGCAAAAGGACCTTCTGATGGAAATGACTGCTCTGGAAAAGAAGTGGGCGGAGGAAAAAGCCGCTCACGAGCCAGTTTTGGACGATGCTTACACGACAGACGGGAGTCTGAACGTGGAAAAGCTCGAGGAATCGGTTCTAGACCGGATTCCGAAGCCAACTGGGTGGCGAATTGTCATTCTGCCGTACCGCGGCGCTGAGAAAACCAAGGGCGGTATCGTCCTGGCCGATCAAACGCGTCAACGCGAGCAGGTAGCGACAGTCTGCGGGTATGTTTTGTCGGTTGGCGACCTTGCGTACAAGGATGAAGCCAAATTCCCGAACGGAGCATGGTGCCAGAAGGGCGACTGGGTCATTTTTGGCCGGTATGCCGGGGCGCGGCTCAACATTGATGGCGGCGAGATCCGAATCTTGAACGATGACGAGATCTTGGCGCGGATTCAAGACCCCGAAGACATTCTTCACCTGTGAGGTAGACCATGGCAAACACAGTTCCCGACACACAGCTTGAGTTTGATCTAGGCGCGGACGAAAAACCGGCCGAGATCACGTTTGACGAGCCCGTTGACTCGTCTAAAGAGCAGATGGAGACTGCCAACAGGGCAGTAACCGAGTCCCAGCCCGATAGAGAACAGCGCGAAGAGCTTGATCACGTCAGTGAGGCGGTTCAGAAGCGCATCGCCAAGCTGACTGCCCGCATGCGGGAGTCTGAGCGCCGTGAGCAGGCTGCTTTGGAGTACGCCCGCGGTCTGCAGAGCCAAGCGCAAGAGCTTCAGCAGAAGCTGGTCCACACGGACTACAGCCGCCTGAACGAAGCGAAGACCCGCTTGGAGACGCAGCAGGCTACGCTGAAAGCCATCATTAAGAAGGCCCGCGAAGAGAACGACATCGACACCGAAACCGAGGCCACACAGCGTCTTTCTGAGCTGGTGATGGAGCAGCGTCAGGTGTCGGGTTGGATGCAGACGCAAGAGCAGCAGATTCGTCAGCCGCAGCCTGCTCCGCAGGTGCCTCAGCAGGCTCAAAGGGCTCAAGCAGCCCCGCCTGCCCCTTCTCCTCGTGCGGAGGAGTGGGCCGCTCGCAATACTTGGTTTGGCCAGGATCGCGTGCTGACCTACGGGGCCTGGGGCATCCATCAGACTCTCGTGGAAAACGAGGGATTTGACCCCACCAGCGACGAATACTATACTGAATTGGACCGCCGCCTTCGGGAGGAATTTCCGAAGCGGTTCCCGGATGAAAGTCCGCAACAAACCAACAGACAACAGCGTTCCGCGCCAGCTGTTGCCCCTGCTACCCGGAGTTCCGGAATCAATAGTGCGCGCCGTACTGTTCGGCTATCCCCGAGCCAAGTTGCTATCGCTAAGAAGCTGAATGTTCCTCTTGAGGAATATGCCAAGTACGTAAAGGAGTGAAATCATGAGCGAACCCAAAATCACCATCGACCGTGCCTCTCGCGCTTCTCGCGAAAAAGAATCACGTCGCCGCCCTTGGAAGCCTCCTTCACGTCTTGACGCCCCTCCCGCCCCTGAAGGTTTTCAGCATCGCTGGATTCGATCAGAGGTCAATGGGTTTGATGACCGGCAAAACATCTACGGACGTCTCCGCGAGGGCTACGAGCTAGTCCGACTGGAGGAGTTGCCCGAGGAATACCAAGGCATGCTGCCTACCATCGAAGATGGCAAGCACGCAGGCGTGGTTTCCGTAGGCGGCTTGATGCTGGCCCGCATTCCCCTTGAAACTGTCGAAGAGCGCAATGCTTACTTCGCCCAGAAGGCCCGGGATCAGTTGATTGCGGTCGATAACGAGATGCTGCGTGAGAACGCACACTCGTCAATGCGGATTCAGAGCCCCGAGCGGAGTTCGCGCACCACCTTCCGTAAGCCGGAGTAATCTGGCTAATCAATCTTTGGAGCTTACAAATGGCAAACGTCAATAAGCCCTTTGGATTGCGTCCTGTTGGCAACCTTTCTGCGACCGGTGCCCAAAAGCAATACGGTTATCAGATTCAGGCTGGCTACGCAACCGCAATCTACCAGGGTGACCTCGTGGTCGTCTATGACGGCTACATCATCAAGTACGACGCAGCTACGCACGCTGCCCCCACGGGCGTGTTCAACGGCGTGCAGTACAACGACCCCACTCGCGCTGACAAGCCGACCTGGAAGAACTATTACCCCGGTAATATCACTCCCAACATCGGCCAGATCGACTGCGAAGTGCTGGACGATCCGAGCCAACTGTTCCTGATCCAGGCTGCTGGCACGATCACCCAGGCCGACATCGGCAAGAACGCTGACCCGACTGCTGCTACCGCTGGTAGCAACATCACTGGCGTCTCTGCTGGCTCGCTGGGCACTCCCGCCAAGACGGCTGCACTGACCATGAAGATTGTTGGCTTGAGCAATCAAGCTGGCAACGAGCTTGGCCAGTATGCAGTGGTCGTTGTCAAACTCAATCAACATCAGTACGGTAGCGTCGGTGTTGCAGCGGATGGAGCACCCTAATCATGGCAATCACCCGTTCACAACTTGTTAAAGAGCTGGAGCCAGGTCTGAACGCTCTGTTCGGTCTGGAGTACAAGCGTTACGAGAACGAGCACGAGGAGATCTTCTCCATCGAGACTTCGGATCGTGCGTTTGAAGAGGAAGTCATGCTGACCGGCTTCGGTGCAGCTCCGGTGAAGACTGAAGGCGCTGGCGTCCAGTACGACAACGCAATCGAATCCTTCACTGCGCGCTACACCCACGAGACGATTGCCATGGCTTTCGCGCTGACCGAAGAGGCCGTTGAGGACAACCTCTACGACCGCTTGGCCGGCCGCTACACCAAGGCAATGGCTCGTTCGATGGCCCACACCAAGCAGGTTAAGGGCGCTGCGGTGCTGAACAACGGCTTCGACGCTGCCTTCCCGGGCGGTGACGGCGTTTCGCTGTTCGCTACCAACCACCCCACGGCTCTGTCGGCCAACTTCGCCAACCGTCCCACGGTCGGCGCGGACCTGAACGAGACGTCTCTGGAGCAGGGCATCATCGACATCGCCGCGTTCATCGACGAACGTGGCCTGAAGGTGGCGCTGACCGCACGCAAGTTGATCGTTCCGAAGGAGCTCCAGTTCACCGCTGAGCGCCTGATGAAGAGCACGCTGCGTACGGCCACGGCTGACAATGACATCAACGCGATCAAGTCCATGGGCCTGATCCCGGAGGGTTACTCTGTCAACCACTACCTGACCGACGTCAACGCTTGGTTCCTCATCACTGATGCCCCCAACGGCCTCAAGATGTTCGAGCGTTCGCCGATCAAGACCGCCTTTGAAGGCGACTTTGACACCGGCAACGTCCGTTACAAGGCTCGCGAGCGTTACAGCTTTGGCTGGAGCGACCCCCGCGGCGCCTACGGCTCTCCTGGCGCCTAATCAGCGTCGGAAACCAGGAAAGGGGGCCTTGTGCCCCCTTTCTTTTTGGCCTATATTCACCCCAGTCCCAAGATTTCCAACCTGCTTGCTGACCGGCTTGGCGGACTGACCTCACAGACAGCAAGCGCAATTTGAGGAGCCATCAATGGCACGGACTACCTTCACCGGCCCAGTCAAATCCAACAATGGTTTTGAGGGCAGCATCACCGGCGGCGTCACGGGCAACGTGACCGCTACCACGGGCACCTCGACGTTCAACAACGTCGAAATCACGGGCAATACGGGCATCGGCAACGCTGGCACCGACACCATCGGTTTCTACGGCGCCACCAAGATCGCTCGCCCGACGACGGCTGTGGCGTCTGCCACGGTGGTTGCAGGCACTGGCACTGCGGTCACCGAAGACTCCACGTTTGACGGCTACACCCTCGCCAAGGTTGTCAAAGCCCTGCGTAATCTCGGCTTGCTGACCTGATAAAGGAGGCCTGAAATGGGCTTTCAATATGACGTAAAAGCGAAAAACATGGTGGCCACCGGTGCCTCAGGCATCGGTACACCACGTGCTCGCGTCAAAGGGATCTACGCTGTCCTTGGCAACCTTGCCGGGTCCTTGTCATTTAGGGATGGCGGAGCGGCCGCCACCGAGCTGATCAAGCTCGACACCCCGGCCAACACCACGGGCAGCGGCTACCTTTACATCATCGTCCCAAATGATGGTGTTCGGTTTGAAGCGGATCCGTATGTGACCCTCACCAACGTCACCTCGGTGACGTTCTTCTACGGTTAAGGAGCCCAGTATGGGACGCGCAGCAAAAATGGCGATTGACCAGTACCAGGGCGAGGTTCAGCCCGGTGCTCAGAAGCAGGACATGAGCAAGGGCGGCCCGAAGCAGACGCCCCGCAAGGACTATCAGAAGCCTAGCGCCTCTGTGGCCCCTCGCGGCGTTGGCGAGGCCCGTAACAAACAGTGCAAGATGTACTGACGCATGGCCAAATCACCTGCTTGGCAGCGCAAGGAGGGCAAGAGCCCCAGCGGCGGCTTGAACGCCAAAGGGCGCGCCTCCTACAACCGCGCCAATCCTGGCAAACCGGGGCTGAAGGCTCCGCAGCCGGAGGGTGGGCCACGCAAAAAGTCATTCTGCGCCAGGATGTCCGGCATGAAGGCCAAGCTGACTAGCGAAAAGACGGCAAACGATCCTGATAGTCGTATCAACAAGAGTCTTCGGAAATGGAAGTGCTGATATGGAACATCGTGCTGTCGTTTGCGTCCGCGGCAGCACTGCTTTGGGTCAAGTCGATGCACGACGAGCTCAAGCGCGTGTCTATTTTGCTGAGCAAGACGCGGGAAGAGAACGCGGAGAAGTTTGTCACTCGGGCAGATGTCCACAGCGACATCAATCGGGTGCTTGTTCGGCTGGACAGGCTTGACGAAAAGTTGGATGCCTTTATAAAGGAGCAGCGCAGTGCCCTCGGCTAAGAAACCCGCGAAAGTGGAAAAGGTCATGCATGAGTTCAAGACCGGGGCACTGAAGTCCTCGTCTGGCCAGAAGGTGACCAATCGCAAACAAGCAGTGGCCATCGCCTTAAGCGAGGCCGGTATGTCCAAACCAGCCAAGAAAGGCGGCAAGAAATGATGAACGGCAACTACAAGAAGGGCGGCTTGGCCAAGCGTGGCCAGGGCATCGCCGTCAAGGGTTTCAAGGACGGCGGCATGGCCATGAAGGGCGTGCCCAAGGGCGGCAAGATCGCTGCCTCTGGCCCTGACATGGCTGGCCCCCAGGGAAAGACCATGAGCGAGCCGGTCAAGAAGGCTTCTACCGGTGACGTGGTGCAAGTCCGCGGCGTGGGCGCCGCTCGCGCTCGCAAGGCAACCATCTACTAAATCATGGCTACATCGGGCACGTCGAACTTCAACCTGGAGTTCGATGACATCATCACCGAAGCGTACGAACGCTGCGGCTATGAGAATCGGGACGGTTACGACATGAAGACCGCCCTGCGCTCGATCAACCTCATGTTTGCGGAGTGGGCCAACCGCGGCTTGAACCTGTGGACCATTGAGCAGCGGCAGATTCCGCTGGTTGTTGGTCAGTACGAGTACACGCTGCCGGACGACACGGTGGATGCTTTGTCCGCGGTCATCCGCACCAATGCGGGGACCTCGAACCAGCAGGACATCACCATCGACCGGATTGGCTACGCCGAGTACCTGCACGTTCCGAACAAAAACACGCGGTCCCGCCCAGCTCAGTACTTTGTGCAGCGCACGGCTCCGGCCAAGCTGTTCCTGTACCCGGCGCCGGATGCTACGACCACCTACGAGTTTCGGTATTACGTCATTCGTCGCATCCAGGACACTGGGGCGTACACGAACACGGCCGACATTTCGTTCCGGTTCCTGCCGTGCCTGATCGCGGGCCTTGCCTACTATCTGGCCATCAAGAAGGCCCCGGACCGCATCCAGATCCTCAAGTCGTTCTATGAAGAAGAATTCTTCCGGGCGGCTACGGAAGACCGTGAGCGGTCCAGCTACTTCGCCGTCCCGACTTACACGACGAGGTAGTCATGGGCGCGGGCTACGCATCAGGCAAGTTCGCGATTGCGCTGTGCGACCAGTGTGGCCAGCGATTCAAGCTCAACTCGCTGATCAAGGACTGGAGGGGCTTCAAGGTCTGCGACGAGTGCTATGAGCCTAAGCACCCGCAGCTTGAGCCCAAGCGGAACATTACTGAGCCGCAGGCCTTGTATCAGCCGCGTCCTGAAGCGAAAATGGCGGTCACGGTCTTCGTCGGGTTCACGGTGGACACGTCATTTGCCAGTATTGGCATGATGCCGATGCCGTACGCCAAGCCCTTGTGGGCAGACGCAATTCTTGGATCGGTTCAGACGAGCATCACATGAACTACGCTCAGCTTACAGCGGCAATCATTGCCTACACCGAGAACCAGGACACGTCATTTGCGGCGGAGATCCCGGTTTTCGTTCGTCAGGCTGAGCAGCGGATCTACAACACGGTCCAGATTGCCAACCTGCGCAAAAACGTGACCGGGGTGCTTTCTCCAGGCAACAAATACCTGTCGTGCCCGGGCGATTTCTTGTCCACGTACTCCTTGGCGGTGATTGATGCGCAGGGCAACTATACGTACCTGCAGAACAAGGACGTCAACTTCATTCGTCAGGTCTACCCTTCAGCCAGCTATACGGCGCTGCCTAAGTACTACGCCATCTTTGGGCCGACCACGACCAACGATCCTACCCCTGTTGTCACGGACGAGCTCAGCTTCATTCTGGGCCCTACGCCAAATGCAGCGTACGACGTAGAGCTGCACTATTACTACTACCCGGAGTCAATCACCACGGCTCCCGATGGTCAGACTTGGCTGGGCGACAACTTCGACTCGGCGCTTCTGTATGGCTCGCTTGTCGAGGCCTATACCTACATGAAGGGCGAGGCTGACATGATGGCGCTGTACAACCAGAAGTACCTGGAGGCCATGGCACTCTTGAAGAACCTGGGCGATGCCAAGCAGCGTGGGGATGCCTATCGCGATGGGCAAGTCAAGCTGAAGGTGCAGTGACATGATTACCGCAGGCTTGACCAACAGCTTCAAAGAGCAGCTTCTTCTGGGTCAGCATGACCTTGAGACGGACACGCTCAAGATTGCGCTTTACACCTCCTCAGCGGTGCTGGGCCCCGGAACCACGGTGTATACGACCCTTGGGGAAGTCTCCAGTCCTGGATACACTGCCGGGGGCGAGATTTTGGTGAATGTGACCGTGTCGTTGTCCGGCGCCGTGGCGTATGCCTCGTTTGACAACCCGACGTGGATTGCTACCACTTTTGCTCCCCGCGGGGCGCTGATCTACAACTTTTCCAAGGGAAACAAGTCGATTGGGGTTTTGAACTTCGGGATTGACCAGACGACATTGAGCCAGAATTTCCAAATTCAGCTCGCTCCCAATAATCCCGACACTGCCCTCATCCGCATCATTTAAGGAGCGATCATGCTGAACGACAAAGCAAATACTTCGGACGCTGTGTCTGCCGGTCTTGTGGCCAAAACAGGTTTCTCTTCGGGTGCTTCGGGCGGCGGCGTTTTCCACGTTCAGTGCTTCGACAAGGACGGCAACCTGAAGTGGGAAGACCAGATGCACAACTTGGTGGTCAACCAAGGTTTGCAGG